TCCTAAAACAGCATACTTGATTGATGTTTTATTAACCATGTGATGTAGTGCTCTTGTTGGACCACACAAACTCGTAGAGCCTAATTGAGCCCAGCCACCTATCTTCTCAGGAGTACCATATCTAAAACGCACGTTCTCCCCGCCAGTCCATTGAGACTCGGCTCCTGTAGATGTGACTTGTTTGTTGAATCCTGGTAGGAAGCCTAATTTTTGTAGCATATAAAATCCTGTTTATTAGGTAGTATATCAGATTGTTGTCAATTTCAATAGATATTATACCCAAGGGTATCCGATATGCCATAAAACTAAACTGTGTCTTGTGCCTTTAGTTACTGGTTTTACTCTGTGTCTAATAAAAGAAGGAAATACAATCATAGAACCTTTTTTGTTTAATTCTTTTATAATTTTTTTGCCTTTGCCTCCACCATTTCCAAAATCTATTTCAAATTCTCCACCTTCAAAATCTTTTCCAGGTTCTGAAAGAAGTATAATAGAACTTAATTTTCTAATCTTACCTTCAAAGTCTTTTCCTTTTTCTGTACCATATGGTTTAGTAACACTATCAACGTGCCAAGAATAAAAATCATCTTTTTTATATTCTGTAAATTGAGCATCTTCATTCCAATCCCATTGAAAGTTCCATGCAGATCGATTGGCTGTATGAATAAGAGGATTAATATTGTTATACAATAAAGGACTTTTCAACCAACAGATTTTAGATTGTCTAATACGTTTTTTAATTTTCGGTTTAGCACCTACAGTAGCTTTAATTTGTTTTGATTTTAAACCTTGTTTTGTAATTTCTTTTACAAAATCTTTTGAAAATGGATTGTCAAAGTACCAGTAAAAATTATCTAATATCATTTTATATATAGTTTATGTTTATAACAATACGTCTTTCTTTATCCGTTTGACTGGCTGCAGAATGTTTAATTTGAGAATCAAAAATCAACATAGAATTTTCAACACATTTAATTTTAATTTTTTCTTTTTCCCCTAACACCGTATAACCATTACAGGTATTCATATAAAAAATAGCACTCTTACATTTATAGCGTCTATCGGTATGAAAATCTGAATACTGTCTTTTTGTATCTATTAAAGAACAGTTGGCTCTTACATCAGATAACATATTACAATTTAATTTTTCTATTATAGGTCTTATCATAGGTTCAAAGAAATCTGAATAGGGTCTATTTTTTATATAAAAATTATGGGTGTATATTGATTTATGCCAAACTTTGTCATGTTGATAATTTTGCCAAAACCAGCTGAAGTTAGTAGAAAAGAGTTCTTTTTGTATTTTTAAAAAAATATCTTTATCTAAAAAATTTTTAATAACTGTATGTTTTTTAATCATTTAATTTTATTCACAAATAATGCTGTAGTCATTAATACTATTATACCACGCCGCTATTACAAATCTTTCTAATTTGTTTACCTTGTTTACGCCATGTTTAAAATAATTTCCATCAAAAAATAAGACTCTTCCTTTTTTTGGTGATATAGTAATACCTTCTTTAAAATAGGTTTCACCTCCTTCAAACTCATCGTTTAAATAAACTATTGAGGCTAGTTTTGTACCTTCTTTTGCATTATCAAAATGTAAATTTTGTTTACTACCCACCGGCCATCTTACTATTTGCATCCAGTCTACTTTAGAACCATTCAATTCTTTTGATTTTTTATCTAATCTATTTTTTATATCTCCAAAATTAATTACGTTTAAAGGGAATACATCTCTAAAACTTACTGCTTTATTTTTATTTAAATTATAGAATTTTATTAAGGATCTACACTCTTTTTTAGATATAAAATTATCCTGTATAAAAGCAATCATTAAATTTGAAACCATCCTGTTACAATATATTTTTCTTGTTTTGTAGATATTACTCCTCTATGTGGATGAGTAAAAAAAGCAGGCCATATAATTAAATCTCCTTTTTTACATTGAAGTTCTTTTTTTTGAAGAGGAAAATAAGTCCCTCCTTTTTCAACATCATTACAATACAACATATAAACTAATTCTCTGCGAATAGAGTATATATCACTTCTTTCATAATGAGTTTTAAAATAGCCCCCGCCTTTTTTATAATGTTGAATTAGATGACAATCTTGTGTTATTAAATTACTTATAATATTATATTTATTTATATACTCTTGGACATATTTACTTAAGTTTTGAAAAAATTTTAATATGGTTTTATCAGTTGATTCATTATAAAAAAGTACGTCGGTTGAATCTTTAATATTTTTGTCAATTTCACCATTTCCATTCATTCCTATTCCTTTATATTCTTTATTTTTTTTATGGTATTTTATAAAAGAATCACATAATTCAGGAGAGACTTTATATGTTTCTATAAGATTAGATGTACTCATAATAACAAAATTATATTTTAATTAATCCTTTCATATATATAATATAATATATAATATTATATAAGTCTACTATTAATCTGGAATAACCCAACTTAATGTATCTTCGTTCCAATCATCAACAGATAAAGCTGGTATAGAATTTATATGTGATGCAGGTTTTGCAATTGGAGCTTCCCATTTACAAGTTGTTTCGTTTAGTATCCAACTAGAATAAGGTGATGGTTCTATAAAAGCATCTAAAGCTGCATTGTAGGTATAGCCCACACCAACACCATTTTTTCTTATAGTACCTGTTTTGTCTCCTTGTTTCCAACTATCTGTTCCAGTAACATTTGTTAAATATGCTATTCCTGTTGCTTCATCGGGCGCATCTTCATCTCTTACTATGGTAACCTTAATTACTGTATTGAATTCATCTAATCGTGCAAAATATTTTGTCATTAATAAGCACCTGGAACAAACGATCCGTTTGCTAAAAATTTTATTACTGTTTCACCAGAACCACCAACATTAGTTGTTGTACTTGTAGCACTTGTTATTGTTCCACCTGCTGCGGCATCGTCAGACATTCTTAAAAAAACTACTCCATCACCACCATTACCATTAGTTATATATCCATTATTTGGAGAACCACCAGTACCACCCCCTAATCCATCTGTACCTGGAACTGAAGAAGGAGTACCTGTCGGGTTTGCTGAACCTGGAGCATCAGCACCAGCTGTACCACCACCAGAACCACCTGCTCCACCATTAGTACCTGCACTAGTATTTCCAGAACCTCCGCCTCCGCCTCCATAAGTTACTGAAGCACCTGTTATTGAATTTGCTGAACCATCCCCACCAGCTCCGCCTGGGGATCCGCCTGAACCAGCTGCTCCAATTTCAGAAGCGCCACCGCCTCCTCCACCAGAATTTGAAGCACCAGCAGAACCTGCAAAGCCTTGAACAGTTGTTGTTTCTGTTGTAACGGGAGATATTGCTGGAGTATTACCAGCACCACCTGTTTGATGATTACCTGAATAAAAAGCATGACCACCAGCCCCACTAGCACCATTTCTAGTTGAAGCTGCACCATGAAGTGGAGTCGCGCCACCATTTGAAGTAACAGAAAGACCCGTTCCAATAAAAGAACTACTAGCACCAGAATTACCATCTGCAACACCTCCTGCACCTCCACCACCTACAACAATGTTATAAGTAGCACCAGATGTCAAAGTGTTTCCTGCAGTGCCTGCATTTGTTCTATATCCACCAGCTCCAGAGCCGCCGGTTGCAAAATTACTACCTCCACCTCCTCCTCCAACAATTAACCAAGTGACAACTGCAGTAAGATCTGCACCTGCACCCCCAGCACCAAATCCTAAGACTTGATAACCAAAAGATTTACATCTTATTTTTGATTCTATGTTTGATGAATTCTTACTTGAAGTAAGTTTAATTTTTAAATCTCTCATATCTAAATTCCTTATGCGTCGTTAGCTGCATCAGTAGTGTAGAATATTTTAATACCGAGAACTCTTGCTACTCCCGTATAGGTATCTCCACCTGCGTTTGCATCTCTATATATTTGAAAATAAGTTTGTTGATCGTCTGCAGGAGAACCTGCAATTGTTACATCACCACTTACAGGACTAACTTGTTGATCCTCAATTGTTCCAATACCTGCATCTGTAACATCTACAGCTGTACCGTAAGCAACATCAATAGTATCACCATCACCAATAGCTACACCTTGTAAACCGAATATACAGTTACCTGTATTAGTAGTAGATGGAGTCCAAAAAACTTGATAAGTCACAGTTCCTAAATTCCATGATTTAGGAAAAGCTACTGAAAATTGTGCAAAATCATCTGCAGTATCTGCAAAATCCATTACTTTCATATCTGGTCTTAAAGCTGTTGTTTCAACTTGTGCAGCTTCTGCCGGGTTAGTTGTAGAAGGATACATAGCTGAAGAGGGAACCCATATAGTCTCAAGTCCTGCAATTTTAATTGCAGCTGTTCCTGATTTAAGAACTCCTGTTCCTTTAGGGTTTATATTTATACCAACATTAGTTTCACCACTTGTTGCTGAAAGAGTTGGTCCTGAAACTCCTGTACCCGCATTCGCTATAGTAAATTCACTAACTGCAGATCCTGTTGCAGTTAGGTTTATTAGTTCGTTTCCACCAGTATCTAAAATGTTTGTTCCAATTTTAGGTGAAGTTAAAGTTTTGTTTGTTAAAGTTTGTGTTCCTGTAAGAGTTACATCACCTGCTGTAGTTGAAAAGCCTGGTTCAACAACACCTGTGTTAGTTGCTACACCATCAAAATAAACTAGTTTCCATCCTTTATCTCCTGTTGCCCAAGTAACTGTTGCACCTGAACCTGTTGCTGCTTTTAATTGAAGTGTTTCTGCATTTGATGTTGCGTTTTTAATTATGTAAAAATTTTCTGTAAGTACCGGGAAAGTAACAATTCTTGAACCTCCTAAAGCCCCTGTAAATACAATTATTCTACTTGCAAC